CATCCAACTATTCACTCCAATAGATTCGATATTCTTTCCAAAAAATATTTCATCGAGAGAATTAAAACGGATGATGATTTTGCTAAAAAGTTTGGCGAGTTGGGGCCTATTTATGCTCACTGCTGGCGTAATTGGAATGGTAAATATAATAACGAGATTTATAATGATTATTTAGCAAAAGTAAAGAAATAATTTTATTTCCATATAAATTAATATTATGAAACACACACGTAAAGATGGCACTCCTTTTAGTAAAGAAGAGTTCTTGCAAAAATTAAAAATTGATAAAGAATTCAATAAAGAATTCGGAGGAAACGGAATCGACCAAATAGCTAATATGATCGATAAACTCAAAAACAGTCCAGATGATCGAAGAAATATGGTTACCGCTTGGAATCCTTCTGAGATCGAAGCAGCAACCCTTCCTCCATGCCATTATGGGTTTCAGGTTTGGACTAGAGAAATAGAAGCTTACGAAAGAGAAAATTGGTATGCAGAAAATCAAGGATACTCAGATCAAGAAAGAGTTGAGATGCATCCTAACCACACCGATGATGAAGTTCACCAGAAAATGAATGACGAAGGTGTTCCTACGAGAGCTATTTCTTTAATGTGGAATCAAAGATCGTGCGATACCCCTTTAGGAATTCCGTTTAACATTGCTTCTTACGGTGCGCTCCTTCAAATTCTTGGAGAAACTGTGAACATGGTTCCAGATGAGTTGATTGGAAATTTAGGTGATACACACATTTACTTGAACCAAGTAGATGCAGTAAAAGAGCAGCTTAAAAGAGGTTCTCACGATTTACCTCAACTAAAGATTAGTCGAGTTACTGAAGTTGAAGACCCTTCGGAATTAAAGTATGAAGATTTTGAGCTTTTAAATTACAAATCTGAAGATAAACTTATTTTTGAACTATCAAACTAATAGATATGATTAAAGAAGTAAAATTATACACAACTACTCACATAGCAACAGTGATTGAGTATGAGGGGGAAAGTATAAGCTTCGCTTGTCCTGTTCAAAAAAAAACCCCTCAAGACATGATAGAGCAAGTTGTTGAGCAAAGTAAAGATATTCCAGAATCCCAAACGCTTCTTATGGTGGTGTGTGTTCCTGATTTTTTTTGGGGTGCTACTCCTAATGGTGAGGGTCAATCGGTAAAAGAGATTATGTCTGGAGAAGGTGGTGATGCAACAAATGCCGCAAACTTTATTTCCAGACACTCTTGTAGAGCGGTAAAAAACAAAAATCAAGACTAACATGAAAAACTATAAAGCATATCTAATACAGGGTAGTGAGGGTTGTGATTACACAATTGGGTGCGCTCGAACTGTGGTGAGTTTTGAGGCAAACGGCATGGAAGATGCTCAGTATAAGTTAAAAGAGATCATCATGGATGAATATACTGGAGAAAGAGGATTAGAGTCAGCTAATCTCTACGAAGTAACTGAAGATGTTTCTGTAAATTTAGAAGCCATTTATGCTGAATATAATGAACGCAAAAGAGCGGCTGCTCAAGGATATGAACTTCAGAAAGAAAGGGAAGAATACGAACGACTAAAAAATAAATTTCAGTAATGGCGAAAAGAGATGAAACATGGAAGGAAGAGTGGAAAGACATGCCTGAATTCCACCAAGAAGATTTGACTTCTCACAGAAAAATTGTTATGCATTTTAGAAATGACGAGGATGTGGAAGAGTTTGCTAAACTTATTGACCAGAAACTAACCCCGAAACAAAAAAGCACTTGGTTCCCACATATGGAACCAAGAAGATACGCGCACCTAAGATATACTGATGAACCCTAAATATCCCATCTACATCCCATCCAAAGGAAGGTGGGAAACGAGAAAGACAGTAAAAGCTCTTGAGGCTATTAATGTGCCTTATAATATTGTTATTGAGCCTCTAGAGTATGATTTGTATGCAGCGGTAATCAATCCTGACAACATTCTGGTATTACCAGAAAACGACATGAAACTAATAGGGTCAAGGAATTGGATAAAAGCACACTCAATCGAAAGAGGTTTCCAAAGACATTGGCAATTAGATGATAACATTGAACAGTTCAATAGGCTTAATCAAAACTTGCAAGTAAAAGTTTCTTCTGGCACAATTTTTAGATGTGTTGAGGATTTTACTGATAGATATGAAAATGTAGCTTATTCAGGTTTTCAGTATGATCATTTTGCAAAAGCTAAAACAAAAATGTCGCCATATATTTTGAACACAAGAATTTACTCTTGTACGCTAGTAAATAACAACGTTCCATTTAAATGGAGGTCAATATACAATGATGATACAGATGTTTGCTTACAGGCGCTTAAAAGCGGTTGGTGTACAATCTTATTCAATGCTTTCCTGCAATGTAAAGCAACAACAATGACAGTCAAAGGAGGAAATACAGAAGAACTTTATTTAATCGAAGATGGAAGAAAGAAAATGGCTCAAGCTCTAGTGGGTTTACATCCAGATGTGGCGAGGGTAGCGTGGAGGTTTAATAGATGGCAGCATGTTGTCGATTATAGTTCATTTAAAGCGAATAAGCTAGAGAAAAAAGAGGATGTAGTAATCCTAGATAGAATAAATAATTATGGAATGATTTTGAGAGACTTCGGTACTCCAAAAGGCGTTCCTGAAGAATATAAATAAAAGGGAAGGGGAAAACTTTTAGAGTACCTATAAAATTACACAACAAACACAATGGAACAAACTGAAAATTACAACAAAGCATCTCAACCAGAAAAACTTTCCCTAATGAACTCGCTAGCTCATCTTAGGGAAAAAACTCACGCAATGGAAGCACTGGAAGAACTTAGTTATCACTTGCTTTTGAAGTTCACAAACCCGCAAGATGGGTCATCGTTTTATGATAAAGAAGACTCATTGGTGGAGAAAGAAAAAATGGCTTCGACAGAATTATCAAAAGCTCCTAATTTAATAGAATTATTTGATCAAACCAATGAGTCAATTGGGTTTAGAATAGATGGGATTGAAAAAAATTTAAGAAGAATACTAGAAATGGTTGATTAAGATATAAAATTAAAACAATGGACTACCCAATAAAATCAGGAGCTAATTTTTTAATTACAGGAGAAAGGGGGGTAAAACAATTTGACAACTTCAAGATAATGGATTACGAAAAAATTAAAAAAGGAATAGAGGTGTACGGATTTTCTGGGAAAATCGGTACTGGAAAGAATTATGTTGCAGAGCAGATTTTCCAGAAAATGATGCCCCACAAACAAACGGTGGTTTTGGCTTATGCTGATCAATTAAAAATTGATGGAATCGTCAGAGACAATCTTGACCGCTACAAATGTTTTGTCAAGAAAGATGAAAAAACTCGCAAAGCTTTACAAAAAAGAGGAACCGAAGATGGTAGAGATGTTTTCGGGGAATACTTATGGGTGAATTATCTAAGAGAGTGGATTATGGTTCATGCCGAAAGAGGGGTGAAAAGATTTATAATTTCTGATCTGAGATTCAAGAATGAGTTTGATCTGATTAAAGATGAATTCAATGGAATGAATATCAGAGTAAATGCTCCTCAAAGAAATTTAGAAAAACTAACTCAAGAAGCAGAAGAGAATGGTGTTTCAATCGAAATTTTATCTGGACATAGATCAGAAATTAGTCTCGATAATGAAAAAGGTTTTGATTACGTAATCAACAACGACCACCAAGATAATGCAGTTCTTCAAGTTAGAGAGATTATCAAAGATATTAAAGCAAAAGAAAAGGAAGATTTGGTGATATTTTGTGATGTCGATGATACAATTTGTAGCTGTGGAATTTATTACGAAAATATCATCCATGAAGTTCGAGATATGATTTGGAGCAACCTATCTATTGAAGTCGAAAAAGATTTCTTCAACGAAGCTTATAATGCAGCTTTTAAGAAGAAAGGCGGGGGTTATTATAAAGTGTTTTTTGAACTTACAAGGTTTGCCAACTCACTAGCTGGAACTGTTGATGAATTTAGAATGCACATCAACCCCAATAATTATGCAAAAATTCACCAAAAAGCTTATGATTTAGGAATGAGTGTGTTTGATGTAAATTATGAAGCCATTCCTAACCGTATCAATGAGTTGCGTGAGCTTCAGAAGATTGCTAAAGTGGTTCTTTTCACGGTGGGAGACAACTTAGAGCAGTCGAAGAAAATATGTCAATTAGGAATTCAAGATATTGATTTTGAAATATTTGACTTCAAAGATGCAACTGTGTTCAGGAATTTAATGCATAAGTATCCAGCTCATAAATATGCAATGGTTGGGGGCCCTCTTCAAAGAGATGTTCTTACAGCTCAAGAAGCGGGAGTAGATTATCCTTTTCTAATTAAAGCAAAACCAAACCCATTTGTTGATTATGATAAATCAAAAGAAGATAGATATTATGTTGTAGTAAGTCTTGAAGAAGTTAAAAACATTATTAAAAACGAAGCAATAACAGAAGTACATGAAAGATTTAGATTTTAAGATTAACCTTTTCGATTACGCTAAAAAGCTTTCCGATTATCGTCACCAACAAAAGAAGAACTACAAATCTTCCAATCCTTTGAGTGAAAATTATGAATTAGTAGGAATTTTGGGAGAAATGGTTTATGGTTATGCAACTAACGAGGAGTTTGATAATAAATTAATCGCTCAAGGTGATGAGGGTTTTGATTTTAGTAAGAAAGTCCAAGTAAAGTCTTCTGAGAAATTCAAAGCTAGACACTTGATTGAATATCTTGATAAAGATTTCAGTAAATTTGATTACTATGTTTTTGTAGTTGTTGATATCCAAAATAAGGAGGGCGAAATAAAGGGTTGGATTTCAACGAAAGACTTCCAAAAGAAGGCTAGTGTTGTAGATTTTGGGTATGGCGAAAGATACTCAATAGAACTTGAAAAACTAAACCCTTGGGAGGGGTTTGGTGGATTAAGTCAGCTTAGTAAAACTAAATCTAATGTTCAGAAATCCACTGTTGACAACTCTCGACCTGAAAATTCAGATGTTTTCTAATTTTAGTCCATATTTAAAAATACGTTCTATAATAAACCATAAAAAATGTTAGATAAAAAAACTTTCTATGATTTAGGAGACAATCTTGGCTCCAAACTTCATAGCCAAACTTTCTGCGAAGCAATTTCATTAGATAAGTTTGAAGGATGGACAGAGGTAGGTAAAGTTTACAGCCTCAAAGCACAGGGTCAAGCGTTCGGAGAAGCAAAGGTTATTGCTGTACACGAGTGTAATAAATCAGATGTTTATAATACAAGTTTACCTTCGATGTTAATGTCTTTGGTGTCTGGGGAGAGCAGTACTAGATGGACAGAAAAATTAGAAAACTTGACTCCTAAGTTCTATTTTGTGTTATTCGAAAGAATTACGCAAATGGAGCTTGATCTTAATGATTAGGGTCAAGGTCGGTTGGTAGGGATTCCAAATCAGGGGGAGAAGAACTTACTGGGGAAACAGTGGTAGCAGGTTGAATAATAACTGTTCCTGATGTTCTATCCAGAAGCAGTTTAACATCCCCCTTGATTTCCCATACGTCATCTTCAATACTTTCGGTATCATCCGATACTTCATTCACCTCAAGAAGGACTTCTTGTTTCATCTTCTTCATTCTCTCAATATCTAACTGCTGATTTTGATCAATTGCAGAATTGAGATTCAAATAAAAATACACCAACAACCCAATAATAATAGACGAAACAATCCCCAAGAACCAAAAAATAGTTTTAATGTTTGTGGTTACTTTGGAATCTTCATTAAATTCTTGCTTCCCTATTTTAATTCCGTTACTCATTTTAAAAAGGTGTGCAGCTATCCCAAGTAATAAAATACTGAGTATTTGGCTGTAGGTTATACAAACTAGATACCGCTCTAGTCTCTGCGAAGTTTATTAATAGATATCTATCCTGATAAACTACTTGGTCACCATAAGGTGTTATGGCATGAACTTTAAAGTTTGTTATGTAAGTTGCAGTTCCCACTCCTCCCTTTCTGCTCTCGCCATAAATGTATAGAATATTCCAATAGTACCCTCCATTCCAAGTTGTGTTGCTAATTGCGGCTTTAAAGTGAGCCTCACCATTCCAATGAGCATTCCACTGAACAGCATTCACATGCATCTTATTGTTGTATACTGCCATTTCAGAAATCAACATTTCTGTCTTAATATTTCCTTCGACTAGTTCAAATGTTGAATTTGAACTAGTCGAAGGAAATAATGCTAAAGCCAAAATCAGTATTAGGTATGTTAAAAACTTTTTCATATGTCATAAATGTGTTCATTTCCATAATTCTTAGCGTAGTCTTTTATGAAGACACCAGCCACAGCGTTTGCTTCATCCTCGATGGCTCCACCTATATCTTGTACTGGATCGCCAACCTTAAACAAATTAAGTTCTCGTTGTCTGTTGTGAACTAACTCATGAGCAAGACTTCTAAGCATGTCTACCATAGCTCTTCCTCCACACACAATATAGTTCTCATTATAATATGGTGAATAAGCAGCAGTGGTCATTCCTTCTTTTTTCTTATCCATCAAAATAACTTTGACAGATTCTTTCATTTGAAGTTTAAATTGAACAAAGCAAACAAAATCTTTAATTGTTTCTAATCTTTCTGGAGTCATATCTCTGATTTCTCCTTCTAATGTAATCCAGTTTTCATCACCCTCAACATCCTTGGACTCATTTATTTTAGTTCTCTCATCAATTGAAATGTAATCGTTAAAAGATTGTGTTTTAAGATCAGACAACTTATCTAAATAGCCTTTTCTTCTAAGATATTTAAAAGCTAAGTTTGCTGCACTTAATTCTTCTTCTTCAGTTTCTAAACCTTTAGAACGTGCGTTCCAAATTTTGTCAGATATTCTGTCTACTAGTTTCCCGATTGTCTCAAAACCGTTTGCCTTCTCAGCTTTCTCTATCATTCCAATGAATTCCACAGCTTTCTTTCTGACATCTTCAACATCAATTTTAGAGTTGTTCTTTTCTGGTTTTGTATTCCACTTGTTTTTCACCAATGAATACTCCCCGTTTGAACGAGTTTCTTGTCCAGAGTCCTGAGCATAAAGCTCTACATCATGCCCCTTAATGCGAACATCATATTTAGAGTTCCAAACAGTTTTTTTGGCATGAAGAAATTCGGACACTAAATCCTCGTCATCATCAATTTTATCATAATCAATAACAAGGTGTACATCAATGTCGCTAGTTTTGTTATAAGTATAATGAACCATCGACCCAACTAAAACCACATCTCTAATAGGTGCTTTAATTTTTAGAAACTCATAGAAGTCTTTTGCAGCCTTTAGAAGAGATGCTCTAACTTCACTCTTTATGGTTTGGTCTTTATCCCACAAAACATCGCTTAGACCGCTTTGAATTACCCCAGAGGCTTTGAAATCAATATCATCTACTGTGATCTCATCTAAAATCTCTCTATATCTGTGAGGGTAGAAGTATTTCTTAGACGGGCTGTTTGGGTTTCTATTGGATGCGCCTTTCTTAGACGCAAGGGATGTGTTGCGAGGAGTTTCTTGTGTCAACTCTTCACCTTCTGTAGAAAGCATGAGTTTGTCATCAACTCCATTGCTTTCTGAAATGCTTTTATTTTTTTTTCTGTAAATTCTTGAACTTCTTGACATGTTCGAAGGGTTTTAAATTAGTTTTTCAAAATCCTCGCTGCTGTATTCATACCAAGTTTCAAATAGTTGATTGAAAACATTCAAGGAATGCCCCGCTTGAGAAGCACTTACTTGTTTAGACTCATCAAGTTTGTTAAAATCAAAATCTTCACCCTTTACTAGAAGAGCTTCATCTTTATCAAAAATAACTACTAGCCTATCTTGGTTTTGCGGAAGACCCCACATTCTACTTTCTTTGATTCTACCTTTATCCTCAGGGATTTCATAACCCATCAATCTTTTAAAGGTGTCTTGCTCTTGCTCTTTTTTATAACTCTGCTTCTTCTGGTCGTTGTAAACCTTCATTGCTTCGTTGATCTTAGTGTTGCCTTTATCCCAATTTTTACCATTTTGAGATGAAGTAGACTTCTTATCATAGAATTCGGGCGACATTGGGCTACAAATTGCTGGAATTGGATTTCCTGATTTATCAACCATATCTAACATTTCATCATTCTCATCTTGGTGGAGCTTAGAGTCATGCATCTCATTAAGATCAGCATCAACATCGAACATAAAAAGACTACCCTTATCCAACTCTTCCCTCATTTGGTTTACGTCAGCTATAAGAGAGTCAATATTATAATCGTCCCCTTCAGGAAGAATAATATTTTCCTCAACAGCATCAAGCTTTTGATCAGAAGTTAAGTCTCTGTTCAATTTCTCCAAAAGTCTTGTGAAACTTGTTTTATTTTTCATTGCAAAGTTGTAAGTATATGTTCTCTGTTAATAAATACCTAGAAAAAACCCCTTATTTTAAGCTCTTTTAAAAAATTTAGTATCTTTGTAGGTAACAAACTTAAAAAGATGACCAAAGAAATTCAAGAAAACGCCCAAAAAGTAATTGACGCAGGAGTTAACTACAATGGGAAAAGACCAATCATGTTCGATAATTTAGATTACGCTTTAGAGGGATATGTGATCTTCAAAAATGGGGACTTTAGGTCTGTCTACAACAAACTAACAATACTTGAAACTCTAGCCGAAGAATTTGAAGCTCATATAAAATTAACTGCGACAAACGATGAGGATGAAGAAGAAGACCCTATGACAATGGCTCAAGAATGGTATTATTTCAAAATTCTCGGCACAGGTTGTTCTGAGGGAGCTCCCGTATTTATGGAAGGGTTCTATGATGATATGTTTTCTGACCTAGAATTATCAGATGAAGATGATCTCTTCATCAAAACAATAGTAGAAGATGGGAATTGGAGTATATTTGTATGTGGTGCTGAAGTTTTTGGTCAAGATTACCTCTTAGTTTTTGATGAAGAAAAAATGAAAGCCCTCGATATTTCTACCGAAGGCTTTCCTGATTGTAGTGTTTTCCTTTATCGTTTAAGCAGTTTAGAAAATCTCTGAGCTTCCGCTTGAGCAATCCATTTACCCATATCTGGCGTTCCTTTTTCGACTCCAACCGCTTCTGCGTCACTTCCGCCTAGTTTAGGTATGTTGAGAAAATCCATAAATGCCTCAATCATCTTTGGGTCTCCCATACCTAAAATGCCAGCTTTTGCTATTTGCTCAAAAGAAGCATTTTGCTTGTCTTTCTTGCTTTTGGCATTGTTTGGATTTAGAGACTTCAGATCAACCAAATAAGAGACCGCCTTAGCAAAATCCCCTGAGTATTTCGCAGCCATTAAAGCTTTGAAAAGCTTGTTTGGGTTATTGTCTCTAGCAATCGAAGCCAAAACAACAACTTGATCATGATCATTTACTAACTTCTCTTTCACATTAACGTTAATATTCGGGAGAACCTGTGGCATCATCCCAAAATCCTGAAGCATATCTAGGTAATTCTGTACAGACTTAGCTTGTTGAATACCTTTTAGAAATTCAGTCATAATAGCCTCGGCTGGCTGATCTCCTAGAGAATTATTCTGTCGGATAGAATCCGCAGTCGCTTGTTCTAAAGGGTTACCAACACGAGCAGCAAACCTAATTGCTCTCATGACTCTAATTCTGTGTTCATCAAACCTTTGGGTAGGGTCGCCTACCGTCCTTACGATTCCGTTCTTGATATCCTCGATACCACCAACAAAGTCAATAATCTCTTTAGAATCAATATCATAGTATAAGGCGTTGATCGTTAAATCACGTCTGTAAGCATCTTGGTCAATTGTTGAGTACGCAGTCTCAGGTTTAGTGTGATCGTTACTCTTTAAAAACTCATTATATTCTTCTGGAGCAATTAGATTTGCTATTATTGTCCAATCTTTTGATTCCATATTTTTATTTTTTTATTTTCCAAAAAAAACCTCCACATTTAATTCTTTTACCATTTGCTACTGACCAAATATTACCCTGACTTAGGTTTAATTTTCCAGCTGCTTCCTTAGCACTTCTCCACTCTTTGATTAAAACCCCCTTAGTATCAAGTTGTAAAATCTTTTGAGCATTCCAGCTAACCTTTCCTTTTTTAGAATTACTAATTTTTTGTTTGGTTTGCTCAGTGTGTTTATTTCCTGTGTTTCTTCCTCTTTTACCTCTTAAAGAGGCACTTATTTTATCTCTTGTTTTTTTACTTATAATTTTGTTAGCATTACCTCCAGAATCTAAGTTTGTTAATTTATTACCTTTATCTAGATAAAATTTTATCCAATAAATCTCTCTTTTATCTAATTCTTTTACTGCACACTCTTCTATTAATATTAATTCTAATTTTGATAATAAACCTTTGTCTTCTAATGATATTAGCCAACTATTTTTATAGCTTTTACTTTTTCTCATTTTACATTTATGATCAGCAAATCTTGAATTAATCTTTTGAGTAGTTTGTCCAACATATCTAATTTTTCTATCTTTAGGACATAACAGCCCATATATTTTACCTTCTTTCATTTATTAACTTTTCTTTAAATAGTCAATAAATGTTTAATGTCGCTATTTCATTTTCTCTTTAAACAAAAGATATTTTGATGGATTTTTATTTTTCAAAAACCTTTCGAAATTTTCTATTTTATTTTTATCCTCAGCTTGTTCGAGTCTGAATGTTGCGATCTCGTATAAGCCTATGTCTGTATTAGCAATATGGTCAGGAGTAGCAACGTGAACTACTGGAAAAGTAGCACCCGCTTCTTTTATTCCGTATCCACCGACAGCATTAAACATAGCTAAAATTTCTTTCGGCTTTGCATCCGTAGCTAAATCGTAATCTTTAGGTTGCACCTTATTCAAAGCATCTCTTACCGCCCCGCCAACAACATATAGTTCAAATCCAGACTTTGTAAAAATCTGGTTAATCACTAGCAAATCATTTGGTAAAACCAACTCAAAAGGCACTCTTACTTCGTTTTCTATTTTATTTAAAGCTTCTTCCATTAAATTTATTTCTTCATCTGTTATTTCCTCTTCTCGCTCTTGCGGAAGAACCTTAACACCTTTTTTCTCTAGGAAGGCTACTAAAGCCACTGTCAAAGGTATGGAAATTATTCCACCCGCCAAAAGACCTAAAGCTTTTCCTACATCACCAGTTTGTTTTTTTAGAAAAGTCTTCTCCTGCTTAGTAACTTTTTGCCTTTTGAGAATTCTCATAAGAATTTCCAATGCTTGTTTGGTTTCTTTTGTTTCTCGTTTAATAACATCTGGAGCTTGCTTTTTAACATCCTTAGTTATATCCCAAGCTTTGTTAACTCCTTTTCTTATCTTCTTAAAAACACTCTCTTTAACAAGTTTTTTTAACTGTTCTTCTTCTTTCATGTTTAATAAATACGTAAAAGTATTCTTTGTTAAAACGAAAAATTTGTACATTTGTTACATGTACAGGACTAAAACATGTGGAGAACTCAACAAAGCCTCTATTGGAAATATAGTTATTTTAAGTGGTTGGGCTTCTAAAAATAGAAACTTAGGTGGAATGACTTTTATCGACCTAAGAGATAGGTATGGTATCACGCAGTTAGTTTTCGGTGACGATTTAAAAGCTGCTTCAAAGGAAATTTCCAAAGAATCAGTTATTCAGGTTCAAGGTGAAGTTATTGAAAGAAAAAGCAAAAACCCAAAAATTCCAACGGGTGACATTGAAATCCTTGTTTCTGAATTAAGAATTCTTAGCTCTAGTAAAGAATTGCCGTTCACTATTATTGATGATACTGATGGTTCTGAGGAATTAAGAATGAAGTACCGATACCTTGATTTAAGAAGAGACCCCTTACAAAAAAATCTAGCCCTCCGACACAGGATTACTATGGATGTAAGGAATTTTTTAGATAGACGGGAATTTTTTGAGATTGAAACCCCTTACCTGATTAAGTCAACTCCAGAAGGTGCAAAAGACTTCTTGGTTCCATCTAGCATGAACGAAGGGCAACACTATGCTTTACCTCAGTCTCCGCAGACCATGAAACAACTTCTAATGGTTTCAGGTTATGATCGTTATTTCCAGATTGTTCGCTGCTTCAGAGATGAGGCTTTACGTGCTGACCGTCAACCAGAATTTACACAGATTGACTGCGAAATGAGTTTCGTGGGTCGAGAGGATATTATTAGAATTTTCAGCAATTTGGTTGAGTTCTTATTTTTGAATAACAACACCCCCATAGAATTATTTGAGGAAATGACTTACGCTGAAGCCATGACAAAATATGGGACGGATAAACCAGATACTAGATTCGGATTGGAGCTTACGTATTTTGATGAAGATTTAACAAATGAAAATGTTCCATTCTTTGAAGACAAAGAATTAATTGGTGTTGTGGCTCAACAAACTTCTTTTTCAAGAAAGAATACAAGATTAAGCATTCTAGAGTTTACTATTACAAATATAAATGGGATAGAACTAAACTATCAGATCACCTCCCTATAATACTGACGCTATGACAATTAAAGAAAACATTGGTGAAAACATTGATGATTATAAACTTAAATCAGATCAGGAACTTCTTGATTCAATTGGTTATTTTGGTTGTGGTGAAACTGAGTTTCACACAGCTGACATAGAAAGGTTGATTTTAGAAAAACAACATCTTGAAAAAGGTTTAAAAGATTTAATTAATTGGATGAAATCGGAAGATGCTTTTGATGCCCAGCCAAAAATGGGTAAGAGAATTAAAAACACTTCTCCGTATAAAGAATTTATTAACCGAGCAGAGAAAACATTAGAGCTATGAAAGAATTTAACACAATAGGAACTATTACATTTGATTTTGATATTGATGTGGTAGCCTTAACTAAAGAAGAAGCAGAAGAGGAAGCTTTAGATATTATTAAAGAATATTACCACTTAAAGGTTGTTGGTGCATATCACCAAAAAGACGGAGTTAAAATCAAACGCTTAGACACAGTAGAATACGAAGATTAACATGGAAATTAACATAAAAGCAAACAGTGCAGAAAATTTAAACTCTATTCTTGAAGTTGTTTCAAATTTGAAATTTAGTAAACACTCTAAACTAAAAATTACTAATAAATATGGTAAGCTGAAAATAAAAATTGATCATATCAAATATGATTATCAAAATGACTTCGACTTCAATGATTTTTTGAAGTTCGCCAAAAAAATCGAAGCCATTCATGTTTTAGAAAATGAATATTCTGATCGGTTAATAAATCGATCAGAACCTTTTGAGTTGCTAAAAATGAATAATATTGATTTAGATAACTTGCAAACAGGAGTTTATAAAGTCGTGAATGGAAATCTTAAAAAAAATCTCTTTATCTCTGACTCTGGAGATGTCGAAAGCGATTTTAAATATTTAAATATTTTTGAAAATAAGAAGATTTTTTTTAAGATTAGAGTAGTAAAAAAATCAGGTTTCGAATCAGTAAAAAAAATGGCAGTAGAAAAAATTGAAGAATATATGGATTAATTTGTAACAAAATACCAAATGATCCGTTATAGAAGATATAGAAAAAACAAATGATAAATAGAAAATTTAGAAGGGCATACAAAACAATAGGTGAATCAAACCTGATTTTTTTCCCACATGGCAGAACTGGTATTGTTGCCAAAAATGAAGACAAACCTGATAAAATCAAGTAAATCATCAAACAAACAACATGAAAAAATTTATCTTTATTACTCTTATGAGCGCACTAACATTCACTTGTTTTGCGCAAGACAACGTGCTTGGTCAACAACAACAAAACAACGCTGAAATTCAGAAAGAAAAAGGAGACTCAATTTTGAAAATTAACCCAAGTTTGATCGCTTTATCAGAAACTGCCCCTGCCGACAAAAAGGGGATGACTGCGGGTGATTATTTGGAGCGATCAGGTGATTTAAAAAATAAATCACTCCTTTTAGGCACTTTAGGTTACACTTTTTCTGGTCTATTAATGGGTAATCAACTTAGTAATCATGCTGATGATTTAAAATTGAACCCCGCATATATTTCTGCTGGATTAACAACGGTAGCTGTTGTTCTTATGAGATTTATTTCAAACAACGACATTAAACAAGCGGGAATATTACTTAATCAAGGTTCAGGTTTATCGCTCGGAGTTACCAAATCAGGAAACTTAGGCTTAGCTTTTAATTTCTAATTAAACAATCTGAAACAAACAATCATTATGATGACCCATAAAGAACTAACAAACATCACAGGAAGGTACACGCAGTCAACGCTAGACGATGACGTATATAAACTAAATCAACAGTATGCTGCCTTTGTTCTTTTTCCAAGAGCCAAAGTTCAGTACAAATACATCCTTCGTTCTGATGTTAAGTTCCCGAAAGGGTTTGGAGCTGTCTTGAAAGACATCATCCACCAATATTCTGGACTTACTGCCCCAGAAGGTGCTGAGGCTTTTCTTAACAAGAAATGTACTTACTTGCCGCCAACTTTTATTAACTTTCTTTTGAGTTTTCGTTTCAACCCTTCTGAGGTTGGAATTATTCAACACAAAGATGGCTCCCTTGAAATTGATATCGAAGGATACTTTTTCTCTGCTATTAGATGGGAGGTAACTTTGATGGCGACAATTTCCGAGCTTTACTTCTTGATGACAGGACAAGCTGAGAATATCAACATCAAAAAGATGAATAATACAGCTGAAAAAGCAACCAACCTAAGATTGCATGCAATTTGGTTTGCAGAGTTTGGTACTCGTAGAAGATTCTCTTTTGCAAACCAACTTCATACCGTAAGAGAATTAAAAAGAAATGGTTGGGACAATTTTATTGGGACTTCTAACGTGCATATTGCTATAATGGAAGATTTGACTCCAATCGGAACACAAGGTCATGAATGGTTTATGTTTCATTTGGCAATGTATGGTGCTAGAATGGCGAACATCATGGGGATGAGAAATTGGGCTAACGTTTTCAACGGAGACAATGGAATTGTTTTACCTGACACATTCACTACTGATGAATTTCTGAAAGTGTTTGACAAGAGAATGTCTAAGCTTTATGATGGAGTGCGCTGGGATTCTGGAGATCACGATGAATTCACTGATAAATTTGTCAAACACTACAAGAAACTTAAAATTGATCACACCACTAAACATTATGTTTATAGCGATGGAATCAAATCTTTGCAAAAGTGCTACGACATCGTGGGATACGGAAACAAGACTCACGATATCCCTAGACCTAACTTACCTTTAGGTATTGGGACTTGGTTTACCAATGACTTTGAAGGAATTACTCCTTTAAATCAAGTGATCAAAATGTGGGCTGCACAACCTATTGAAGACGGTAGATGGATCGATGTTTGTAAAATTTCTGATTCTTTCGGTAAAGTTACTGGAGAAAAAGAAGAGGCGGACTTGACGATGAAGGTTTTGGGGGTTGATTTAGAAGAGCTTCAAAGGAAAAGTGAATTAGAAAATGTATCAGAAGTATAATGGAAAAAATGGGAAGTAAATTAAAACATAGATTCACCGTCTTTCCTCAAGATACCAATAACCTTCAAACTCTTTTTGGGGGTAAGTTGATGGCTGAAATGGATTTAGCAGCAGCTACATTATGTAGAAAGCTCTTGAGAACGTCTGAGGCAGAAGGCGCTGTAACTAGGTCTTTCTCTAGAATTGATTTTAACGCACCAGCTCATGTAGATGATTTAATTGAAATCAGTGCTGAGCTAAAAATGTTAGGAAAGTCTACAATGAGAATATGGTTAGTGGCTTCAAAAGAGGACTCTGATGGGAAGATAATAAAAATTGGGAGTTCTAACGCAACTTTTGTATCTTTGAAGGAAGGTAAATCATTTCCACACGGAATTAACTGGGACAATGTATGTTCTGAATATTTTTAAAAACATGATCAAAATAGGATTATACTTTGGGTCGTTTAACCCACTAACTAGAGCACATTATAAAATTGCAGAACACTCTCTAACTCATTTAGATGAAGTTTGGTTTGTGGTGTCTCCCGCTAACCCTGACAAGGAATCTACTGGAGAGTTAGAAGATGCTAATCATAGATTTGAAATGGTCAGAAGAACAGTTGAGTTCTATAACAAGAACAAAAAGACTGTAAACTTATTTGCTTCCGATGTAGAATTCAATCTACCTAACCCATCTTGGACTGATTCTTCAATCAAAAAGATCAAAGAAGACCTTTTGAAATACAGGGAGTTGGAGGAAGGTGATTACGATCTTAGAATTATCTGCGGTCGTGACACACACCATAGAATCCAAACTTGGAAGAATAAAGACTACATTATTGAAAACTGTAGTTTTCTGGTCTATGATCGTGCTGGGGTTGATGCTGTAGAGGATGAAAATCTACACTTGAAAAGCTATTACGTTAACGATCTTGGAATCCTTCCAATATCTTCTACAATAGTCCGAGAGACTATCCACAAAGGAGGAGAAATATTTAATCTTGTTCCAGATGTTGTTGACTGCTATATTAGAGAGAATGGTTTGTATCCTTACAAAACCAAGAAGCGATAATGAAGTTACTAAGATGCCCAGAATGCAATGATGTCATTCGCCTAGTCCACGTTGAGTGGAGAACTTGCGAATGCGGAGGGTGTGAGGCCAATACAACGCTGATCTTATGAGCGCAACCATCGGAGGAAAATGTGATGTAATTGGGTTATCAAATTTATTCTTCAACGAGGAATTTAAAAAAAAGACTTGGGAAGAAAAAGTTGAATACAGAAAAGAAATTAATCATTACCCTGCCGAGATTTGGTTTGGAGAAGTGCAAGGAGATAATCAGATCATTCGAATTGAAGACCCAAAAGGCGGAAGAATCGAAATGAAAGTAGAATGGATTGAAGAGGGTGAAATTACCAAATCAACCATCACTGACAAAAGAGATTATCACATTAATCTTGCCGATGATACAAAGCCGAAAGAATTAATTATTCACAATAGAATGGTTCCATCTTTTAGAGATTCAGACATGAGAAAAGGAGGACTATCTTCCGCAGTCGAAGTCATAACCGATAGAACAAAAGAACAATAACATGAAGACACTTAACTACGAAGAAGTAGCAAATCATATTACCAAATGGTTAAAAGAGTACAGTGAAAAAGCTGGAACCAATGGATTCGTCCTTGGTATCTCAGGTGGAGTAGATTCAGCAGTAACCTCTACTCTTTGCGCCAAGACTGGACTCCCACTTCTTTGTGTGGAAATGCCAATCCACCAAAATGAATCTCATGTTTCTCGTGCCAAAAACCACATTTCTTGGTTACAAGAAAATTTTGACAACGTTAAAGTGGTTAATCTTGACATGACCTCTACCTTTGATACACTTTCAGATGTTCTTGATAATGGAAAGAGTGATCTTAATGGAAATTATGTAGCTGAAAATGATTTAGCTTCAGCCAACACCAGAAGTAGATTGAGAATGATTGGTTTATACCATTTTGCTGCTTTAACTGGAAGATTGGTTTGTGGAACAGGAAACAAAGTCGAAGACTTCGGTGTGGGTTTTTATACTAAATATGGAGATGGAGGTGTTGATTTAAGCCCGATAGCTGATTTGTTAAAAACTGAAATATGGTCTTTAGCTCGTCACCTTCAGGTTCTTGACGAAATCGTGGACGCTATACCTTCTGATGGTCTTTGGGATGATTCTCGATCAGATGAAGATCAAATAGGAGCGTCTTACCCAGAACTTGAGTGGGCGATGTCATATATTGGTAAAAATTACAATGATATCCAACTAGGAGTCCACC